AACTTCTCAAAAGAAGCCATTGCTCAACAATGGAATGGTGCTGGTGCTTCTAAAACTTGCACTTTATCAAGAAATGGTGATTTAGTTCAAGAAATTTATTTAAGAGCAGTATTAAAATGTACTACCACGGGGACAGCAGCCGATGTAGATTTTTTTAAATTATCTGATGTTACTAATTTAATAAAAACTGTTGAAGTTGAAATTGGAGGTCAAAAAATTGATAAACATTATTCACAATGGTTAGATATTTACAATGAATTATTCGAAACTGATTCTAGCCATTCTCGCAGATTATTAATGTCCGGAGAAAAAGCTTATATTCCATTACGTTTCTGGTTTAACAGAAACCCTGGCCTTGCCTTACCTTTAATTGCTTTACAATATCATGAAGTTAAAATTAATGTAGAATGTCAAGCAATCCCTAAAGCTGGTATCGCCGCCGCGTCAAATGCTGAATTATCCACTCCTAAATTATTAGTTAATTATTTATATTTAGATACTGACGAACGCAGAAGATTCGCCCAAGTATCACATGAATATTTAATTGAACAAGTTCAACATACTGGTGTTGAAAATAAAGCTAAAATGACAATGAACTTTAATCATCCTGTTAAAGCTTTATTCTGGACTTCTACTGCTGAACCTGCTGGAAATGCTAAATTACAATTAAATGGTCATGATAGATTCAGTGAACAAGCTCATGATTATTTCCATTTAGTTCAACCTTATGAATGTGGATTAGGTCATGGTACTACATTAAAAACAGACGATAGAACCTGGGCTCCTACTGCCGTCGCCATTGCAACTGGTAATGTTTCCATGTACTCATTCTGTTTAAAACCTGCTGAACATCAACCTTCTGGTACTTGCAATTTCTCAAGAATTGATAATGCCGTATTAAATCTTGGGACTGGTAACTATACTAATAATGGTGTATATTTATTCGCCATGAACTACAACGTCCTCCGTATCATGAGTGGTATGGGTGGTCTTGCTTACTCTAACTAAACAAACTTTTTTAAAAAAAGTTTAGACAAAAAGTTTAAAAGTATAATCAAATAAATTATTAATAGTAATGTTAATAATTTATTTTTTTTTTCTCTATATATAATATAAAATGGGTGGTGGTTTAATGCAATTAGTCGCTATGGGTGCTCAAGATGTCTATCTTACAGGTAATCCTCAAATTACTTTTTTCAAAGTTGTCTACAGAAGACACACTAACTTTTCAAAAGAATGTATCGCTCAAACATTCAGTGGTAGTATTCCTTCTACTGCTGAAGGTTCAGTAACTTGTACTTTAGCAAGAAATGGAGATTTAGTCCAAGAAATTTACTTACAAACTACTGTTGAAGCTAATCCTACTGATTCCGCTGATAAAGTGTTACATGATACTGCAGGAGCATACACAAAAGCAACTGCTGTTTTTACATCAACCGCACATACACTGGGCGGTGGAGATACTATATATTTTAATGCAATTCATGGCGATGATTCGAACCTTCCTGTTGTTTTAAATCAACGATATGTTATAGCAACAGTACCTGATGCTAATACATTTACATTAACAGGAATTGCCGGAGGCAGTGGTGAAGATGTTGGTGGTGCTAATGCCGGTACAACATTTAAAACAGATGCCGTTCAATTAGATAATGACGATATGACTGATTTAATTAAAACTGTTGAAGTTGAAATTGGTGGTCAAAAAATTGACAAACATTATTCACAATGGTTAGATATCTATAATGAATTATTTGAAACAAGTCACGATTTAAGATTTGCTATGGCCAATGGTTCCCAAACTGCCCCTAATGTTAATACTAAAACACATTACATTCCATTACGTTTCTGGTTCAATAGAAACCCTGGTCTTGCTTTACCTTTAATTGCTTTACAATATCATGAAGTTAAGATTAATATGACATTAAATCCTGCTAGAACTGCTGGAGCTGTTACAATGAGTGATGCTAAATTATTAGTCAATTACTTATATTTAGATACTGATGAACGTAGAAGATTCGCCCAAGTCAGCCATGAATACTTAATAGAACAAGTCCAACATACTGGTGTTGAAAGTGATTCTACTATTGATATGAACTTTAATCATCCTGTTAAAGCCTTATTCTGGACTCAACCTAGTGCTACATTAGGTGTTGCTAAACTTCAATTAAATGGTCACGATAGAGCCGCCGAACAACCTCATGATTATTACCATTTAGTTCAACCTTATGAATGTGGTCTCGGTCATTCAGGTAAATCATTAAATACAAGTGCCAGAACTTGGGGTCCAGTAGTTAATACTGGTGCTAATAACAATGTTGGTATGTACTCATTCTGTTTAAAACCTGCCGAACACCAACCTTCGGGAACCTGTAATTTCTCACGTATTGATAATGCCAGATTAAATCTTGCTGGTGTTTCAAATGGTGTATATTTATTCGCTATGAACTACAATGTCCTCCGTATTATGAGTGGTATGGGTGGTCTTGCTTATTCTAACTAAACAACCTTTTAAAAAAAGGTTAATCCAAAAAAAATATATTTTTTAGAAAAAGTTTAATCAAAAATAATATACTTGTTAGAAAAGGTTTAATCAAAAATAAATAACAAAGTATAATAGAATATTTTTTTTTTATGAAAAATATTTTAATTATTTTCATATAAATTTTTAGATATATTAAAAAAAAAATATATTAATTAATAAGATGGAATTTATTCGTAGTCGTATTGATAATAATGAAATTATAATGTATTATAAATCAGAAGATGGAAAAGAAATAATTGAAAAAAAATATCCTTATCATCGTTTAGCACCACTAACGCATAAACGACCTCATAAGAAATATCCTCCTAATACAGTTTCAACCTCTGATATATATAATAAAATTCATAAGTGTAAATTTGAATTTGAAGACCAATTTAATGATTTAGATTTTTAAGCACTGACAGAGGTGTCGGCTTTGGGGAAATGGTCTTTTAAATATTTTTGAAGACTGAAATAATTTAAATCGTCATCTTTCTTAAGATTTAATAGTTTAGTAAGTGTAGTATCCGCCTTAATTTCTTTCTTATTGGCAGGGTTTTGGAGATTATGAGCCTTAATATATTTGTTTACTTCTTGAGTAACTTCGGTACGAGCCATTAGAGTTCCACTTGGTTTATTTAAGAATTTACATAATTCTTCCGAAATCAAGGATGGTTTAGCAAAACCGGTTGGAGGCCTATTAGGGTCATACTTACGAGTTTTCTTGGAAGTTTTTTTTTGGTAAGATTTTAATACTTTCCTTAATTCAACTTTTGCTAACTTAGATTCTTTTTCAAATAATTCAAATTTACCAATAAGGTTTGTAATAGATTCGATAGTTGGGTCGGCTTTTGTTTCGGTCTTTGTTTCAGTAACAGATTCAGTAACAGATTCAGTAACAGATTCAGTACTGGTCTCAACTACTGGTGCGACAGTTTCTGCCGGTTTTTCAACTGTTTTAGATAGTTTCTTTACAGGAGTTTTTTTTACTACAGGTTTTTTTTGTGTCTTTGGAGCGGTCATTTATGATTAATATAATTGTTTTATCTTTAAATAATATTATTTCATATATAAATTGGATATAAATTGGATATAAATTGAATATAAAATTAATTAAAATGTTTAATAAAAAAAAAATTTAATTTAAAAATATTATATTTAAATAAGTATGTTGAATTTATCAGAGTTAATACTAAATAAAAATCAAATTATACCTTTTATAATAACTGTTTTATTAAGTGTAATTTTATATAAATTTTTAAATAAGACAATGGGTTTTACATCAGAAATTAGCATACCATTACCAGTATTGATATGTATGATATATATTATATTTTTAATTATATTTAGAATAGTAACTACAAATACTAATTTTAGTATACCATTAGTAAATTATATTATACAAAAAAAAAACTTTAAGGAAGAACCATATCAAATAAATTATGTTAATCCATTTGTAACAAATCTTGATAAAGTAGATTTTAATATGAAAAGGGGTACTAATAAAAAATATATAAAAAGAATTTTAAATGAATTATTAATTAGAAAATATGTTCAATTTGAAAATGTATTAGGTTATAATAAAGATCCATGGAAAATTACTGTATTAGAAGTTAAGGTTGGGGAGGATGAAAAATATACAACCGAAAATGATGGTGATATACTCATAAAAGATAATAAATATTGTAAAAATTATTTAGCTCACCTTTTTGGTTTACAAAAGACCACTGGTAAAAACAATAAAGAAATATCAGAAAAACAATGTTTAATATTATTTAGAAAACATATATTACAGTTTGCCGAAAAATTATATTTTATATTTGAAAAAAAAAATAAAAAAGATTCTAAATA